AGATCCGACATGTTAGTTCCTCATAATACCTTGTCAGCAATTCCATATTCAACGGCTTGCTCTGCAGATAAATAGACGTTAACTTTGCGTTCTAGCATTTTTTTCACTTGAGATTTCGTCATTTTTGTTTCTTGTGTTAAACAATTAATGTACATTTCTTGTAGTTCTTGGATTGCCTCGACTTCATTCACTAAATTATGAAGGTCGCCATGGTTGCCAGAACTAACAGAATGAAGCATGATACGGCAGTTCCTGCCAATCTTACGCTGGCCCGGCGTTCCTCCTGCTAAAAGCAATACACCGGCAGACATAACCTTGCCCATCCCGATAGTGTGAATCTCTGTTTCCTTTTGTACTTGTTTCATTATATCATATAATGCAAACATATCATCAGCATTTCCACCATATGTTGAAATATAAAAGTCAATGGGCTTTTTTTCTTTATCATCCTCTTTAAGGCGGTTGGTTTCGTTTAAGTACAGAAGCGCCTGTGTGACTTCGGCAACCTTCTCTTCGTTGATGTCTGTATATAATCCCACAACGCGCATCTCTGGCTCGGGACTGCCCTCAGCCTCTGGGGCGATGAGAATAATTTTCTTCTCTTCTTCGGGGGAAAGTGTTTTCTCCTCCGAAAAAATAGTACTAACTTTCTCTTTAATTTTATCAATCATTCATACTTCTCAATTGGATCATCTCTAGCAAGTCTCTGTTGTCTTCTAGATATCTCATTCCAGATCGCCAGCTATCGAACTCGACAAACTGTTGAAACACTCCGGGATGGGCGTCAATAATTTTTTTGATTGACTCTTTTTTATAAGTTATAAGTTCATCTTCAAATCTATAATTAAATGCTTGAATATTGTGATCACTGCTTTCCACAGTTTTCATATGATGTAGGCGAAGCGCTCGCGAATAAGAAAAATGTTCCATGGAGCGCGCTAACATCAAAAGGCACGTTAGCTGGGCTCCTTTTAGCATGTTAATGCTACTACGGCTCGCGTTTAAAAAATAAAATGTTTTACAAGTCGCGTACCCCAAAACGTACACCGCCCCATATAAAAACCAATCCATGAAATACCCTCAAAAAAATAACCACCAGTGCTGACTGGTGGTTAGACTATAACAGTTATAGAGTGTTTTGTCAACTACTTTTTAACCAGCCGAGCCATAATTCTTTCGGCTAGGTGGTCAACCATCTCTTCCTGCTGGTTTTCCTTGGCGAGACGAGCGGCCACTCGGCGTGAAACTTCTTTCACGATGGCATCTTGGCGTTGCGTACGCTCTTCAATGTGCTCTTCATCATAGTCCATATCGCCCTTAAGCGCATGAAGGTGTTCCTCGAGTGACTTTACATGGTCTAACATGTCGTCGTAACGGCGCTTATCGGCATCTTCATCTTCTGCGTAATGTTTGGTTTCCTGCTCTTCAGAATCTTCAGAAAGACGACGTCGACGACCTTCATAGCGCGTGCCAGGAACTTCCTCTTCTTCTTCCGCGGAAAAATCTAGCCCTTCTATTCCTTCATCGCCACCGAGAGGCTCTTCAAGTTCAACTTCGGCTTCGATATCCATATCTTCTGGCTCTCCGACTTCGGCCGCAATCTTATCTACAGCAGGTTTTGCTGCGGCAAGAGCCTCAGCTTCTTCATTAGAAAGACTCACTTCAGCTTCGGGCTCGGGCTCTAGTTCTTCTGGCTCTTCGTCTTCAAGGCCCGCGAGATCATCACCTCCTTCGGGGCCCATGGCGACGTCTTCAACGCCGACAACGTCTTCATCGGTGATTTCTTGTAGCTTCCCGGCGCCAAGAGCGCCCATATTAGCTAGTTTCATAAAGCGACGAATCTCCGATTCCGTCAGTAGGGTTTTGCGAGCCATTGTAAATCTCCTTGAATTTGGTAAAACTCAAAGGTAAATAGTAACAATAATCGATAAATACCCTAAAAAAACAAAGTTGTGGCGTCGGGGTTGTCTTTCAATCTTTTAAGGGCCTTTGTTTCGATTTGTTTTACCCTCGCAAAGGAAATACCCAAACGCTTAGCTACTTCTCGCAACGTCATTGCGCCGTGTTCGTAAATGGAGATTAAACAGCAGTTATGATCTTCCTCAAAATCTACCCATAATCGGCATTCCTCTACGTCGCAATTGTTTTTTGTTTCTCTGCACTCTCTAGAACATGTTAATAGACCGTCGCTCATAGTTCTGGAAGTTCCTCTTCCAGAAGATCAAAAATATTCTCGACTTCCCCGTCTGTTAGTGCAAAATCTTTTACCATTTCTTCTCCCTTTTTCTTCAATGCTTTCGACTTTCGTTTGCGCTTCTTGTTCATTGTTTTTACTTCATCTATATAACTTTGGATCCGACTATCGCCCGTAATGTACCCTGTGATAATGTGACGGAAAAAAGCGGCCTGTGTGAGACCATCGTGACGACAGCGTATGATTAGTTGTGCTTGACGGTGGTCGTTCTCCCAAAAAATAATTTGTTTGGTTAGGTTGCCATAATCTATTTCAGTAGACATTGGTTTGTTTAATCTTTATCCTTTTTGGCCTTTGGCTTTCTGGCGCGCTTCTTTTTTTGTTCTTCGGGGGGCCCTTCCTTTAAGCCCGAAGTTTCGGCCGCCTCGGGATATAACTCTACAGGTACCTTGGTGCTGCCAGCAAGTTTCCACTGCGGGCCTGAGCGTGCCTTCATTTTTTGTCTGATCGCATCTTTTAGCACCGAATCTGGCGAGGGCTGTTCCCCGTCGGGGGAAGGCGGTTGCTCTTGAAAGCGTTTCCCAAAATATTGTTGCAACTTAATTATTGCATTTTCATTTTGTGAAAGAGAGCCAGCATGCTTGATAATTTCATCTACCCAGTTCATGTGGTCGGGAATGCCCGTCGGGTTCTTTAGTAATATATCTAAAGCGGCATACGATTCTAAAGCTCTCCCTTTTAATTGTAGTAGGGCTGCTTCATACAAATTTTTTGACATTTTATTGTTTCTCCTTTGTAATAAAAGTTTTTATATTTTCGGCTGTGTACCATGTAATCTTACTTGGTGCTGTTGGTTCTGGTAAAAGTTTAATGTCGGGTTTACTTGGTCCTTCATGTACATTGACTACCAAGATTGTGGGAACCCCTTTAAATTTCAAACGCTTTTGGACGCTCGGGTTGTCTGTGATGTTAAATGCGAAGAAGTAAACGTCGGGAAAAGTATCCGAGATTTTTTCATATAAATCTTTTAACTTGTGGCAGTAGTGACAACCATTTGAATAAAACTTTATCACACAAGTTGCTTCCTCGGTGGTTTCTCCATCTAAGATGGTTTGTAGGGAAGCTTGAGATAGTCTTTGAATTTTCATGTATTCTTCTCCACGATGGTCTTGGTGTTTTCTATGCAGTCGGGGCAAAATAAGGAAACTGCCTCGTCCTTGTTTCTTACGACGACTGTCCAAGATTGTACCATAACTTTATCGCGCTTGTCAAATGCTTTTTCACACGCGCTACACTTGTCGGGAAGGGTGTTAAACTGAAAAATTTTATCCGAGATTTTTTGGTCGGCCTTCGACATTTTCTTCTTTTGTGCTCTGCGCTGGGCCCTGCTCATTATAATACTCCAATCTGTGGAAAGTCTATGTAAGCATTTCGTAACCCATCACGAAATACAACCACTGCCGAGGGGAATGGGGCGCTATTCTCTCCGTTCCCAAACTTTAGGCGCCCCTTAACAAAGTATAGTTCGTGCGCCTTCAATACATAGTCATGCCAATACTTTGTATCCGTGCGTGAAGGAATCAGCGCAACCACCATTGTGTTCTTCTTGCGTGATTCCTCATAGGCTTTCTCGATCCAATCTTTAATGCCCCGTCCATAGGGTGGATTCATGAAGACAACTTCACCTCCCCAGTCCTGTTCCAGTCCATCATCTTTATCTGTAAAGTGCTTAGCTACCTTATAGTTGGATGCGTTTGCACAGGGGTCTAATGTAAAGGGGCCAAACATATCGTTCAGCCTGTCGAAAAAATGTTGTGGGGTAGCCCACTCCTTTGACTTTGAGCTAAACATTGTTTTTTGTGTTTCTTTGTTCATTTGTTGATTTCCTTAA